CGGACACGACGGCATCAGTACCAACTTCGGCGGATTTCGAGAACCGCGTCTATCGCTGCGTGACGGCCGGAACGACCGCATCCGAGCCACCGACCTTTGACACCGCCATCGGCGCGCAAACCGCCGATGGCGGTGCGGTGTTCGAGGCCGAGGAAGCCTGGAGCCGGTCGGGCATCGTGACGGCAGTCACCGACCGGGCCGTCTTCAATGCCACGCTCGATGAACCGCGAGCGGTTGATGGCTGGTTTGCTGGCGGTGTGCTGACCTGGGAGACCGGCGCCAATGCCGGTCGCTCCATCGAGGTCAAGGGCTGGATCCAAGGCAGCGGGTGGATCGAGCTGTTCCTGCCATTGGGATACGCGATCGAGCCCGGCGACGCCTTCCGCGTTCATCCCGGCTGCGACAAGCGGCTCGACACCTGCATCGACCGCTTCGCCAACGTCCTGAACTTTCGAGGCGAACCCTACGTGCCGGGCCAGGACGCCATGATGAGCTATCCCGATGCACGCTGACCGCCCACCATCAGCAACCGCCAGCGCGAGCGCGGATCTGGCCGATGCGATCGTCGCCGAGGCGCGGACTTGGTTGGGTGTCCCCTGGCGGCACCAGGGGCGTAGCCGCGCCGGCGTCGATTGCGCGGGACTCGTGGTGCTGGTGGCGCGGGCGCTCGAACTCGCCGACCACGACAGCACGGCATATGGGCGGCGCGCGCAGGGACAGGGCTTCGTCGAACACTTTCGCGGCCATATGGACGGCATCGCCGTCACGCAAGCGCGGCCCGGCGACGTCCTGGTCTTCGCCGATCAGGCTTATCCCTGCCATTGCGGCTTTCTGACGGAGCGGCTCGGACGGCCGCATTTCCTGCACGCGCACGCCACGCGCAGGCAGGTGATCGAGGAACCCTATGCCGGCGAATGGCCGGCCAAGATCAAGTTCGCATTTCGCTTTCGCTCTCCCGGATCCTGACCTCCCATGGCCATTCTCGTCGCAGTGGGCGGAGCCGCGCTCGGCTCCGCAGTCGGCCTCGGCTGGCAAGCCGGCTGGCTCGTCGGCTCGGTGGTCGGCAGCCTCTTGTTTCCCGCCAAGGGGCAGAACGTCACCACCGAGGGTCCCCGCCTCGGAGACCTGACCGTTTCCTCGTCCGCCTATGGCGCATCGATCGCCATCGGCTACGGCACCTTGCGCATGGCCGGCAACATGATCTGGTCCTCCGGTATCCGCGAGCAGCAGAACGTCACCAGGACCCGGTCGGGCGGCAAGGGCGGCGGCGGCGCCACCCAGACCTCGGTCACGTATTCCTACTTCGCGTCCTTCGCGCTCAGCTTCGGCGAGGGGCCGGCCGAGGACGTGCTTCGGATCTGGGCGGACGGAAAACTCATCTACGACAAGACCGGCGCAAGCCCAGACGTCGCCAAACCCGATCTCAGGTTCCGGTTCCATTCGGGGACGGAGGATCAGCTGGCCGATCCGCTGATCGAAACGCACGTCGGCGCAGGCCGTGCGCCCGCCCATCGGGGTCTTGCCACCATCGTCTTCGAAGACCTGGCGCTTGCGGACTTTGGCAACCGCATCCCGAACATCACGGCCGAGATCACCTACCAGCGGGCGGCTCAGCAGCCCTACCAGCTGCTCGATTTCATCACGACGGGCGAAGGCGGTTATTTCGGGACCTACCAGATCGACGACCTGGCCGTCGATTGGCGCCGCGGATACGGCTACTTCCTGGACAGCGACGTCAACGCCGCCGAGGCCGGGATCCGCCGCTTCAGCCTGCGGACCATGAAAGAAGACCGCCAGGCGCGGATGACGGACATCACGGCCGTCGCGCCGAACAACTTCCCGAGCACGCTGTTCTGCGGCGAGGACGGCCACCTCTATGTCGTGACCGGATCGAGCAACTCACGCCCGATCCTGCGCATCGAACCGAACGCCCTCAAGGAGGTCGGTCGCTTCGGCTCCACCAGCAACGGCCTGACCAACTCGACCCTGCGGTTCGTCGCCACGACGTGGATGGGGATGGTTTCAGCCTACGGCCCCTCTGGCCGCGTCGACTTCGTTCTCACCGGATCGCTTTTCGACGATGTCGGACTCATCCGCGCCGACACCATGAGCTATGTCTGGGGCGCCGGGCAGAGCGTCACGGAGCCTCGCGTTCGGGGCGTCATTGGTGGTGCGGTCGGAGAAGGCTTCGGGGATGGCTGGATCCTCGGCAGCGGGACGAGCACGAACCATGGAAGCCTCGGCCTCTATCGGCTGCGGGTCTCTGCGCTGGCAGGGTACGACGGCCTCACCGGCCAATCCCTCGGCGTCACCTTCGAGAAGGTTGCCACCTTCTCGCCATCGGATGTCGAGAGCGGCGCCACTGGCTTCTACGGCAGCGCGGGCGGGCTCACCTATGACGCGACCGACGACAGCGTCATCTTTCAGGCGCGCATCTCGAACGGGGGATCACCCGGCGCGATCCATACGCTGAAATGGCGGAGCGATACCGGCATCGTCTGGAAGACGGTCGTTCCGATCCAGATCAACTACGAAGGGCCCTACTACGGTCAGAGCCGGTTACGCGGGCAGCGTTGGACGCTGATGCGAAGCACGCGCGTTATCCAGCTGGACACCGCCACGGGCGCTCTGATCTTGAATGAGATCTGGCCGGGCGCTGTCAGCGAAGGCGGCGCCCAGGTCTACGATGCCGTCACCGACACGCATCTGGTCCGCGGCAGCCAAGGCTGGGTGAAGCTCTTCCTCAATCGCGGCGGCGGTGGTGGAGAGACGCTCTCCGGCATCGTCTCCGACCTTTGCGCCCGTGCCGGCCTTGGTCTGTCCGACATAGACGTCGCCGATCTCGGGGCGACGGTTCCCGGCTATGTCATTGGGCGGCAGACTACCGTGCGGGGCGCGATCGAGCCGCTGGCGCAGGCCTATTTCTTCGACGCCGCGGAAAGCGACGATGCCCTGCGGTTCCGGACGCGGGGACGGCCGCCCGCCGCGACCATCGATGCGGATCTTCTGCTGCCGCTGGATGAGCGGACCGGCGAGAGCTGGCGTGAGCGTCGCACGCAGGAGGTCGAGCTTCCCGAGCGGGTCAGCGTCGTCTACATGGATCGCGGCGCCGACTACCAGCAGGGCACGCAGAGCGAAAAGCGCACCTCCCTGCCGCTTCCGACCATGCATTCGCGCAACCAGTCCAGCGTGGAGCTGGCCCTTGCACTGGACGCGACGACGGCCAAGCAGATCGCCGCCAAGACGCTCTACAGTGCCTGGATCGAACGCAGCGCCTACGAAGCAGAACTACCGGCTGACTGGCTGCGCCTTGATCCGACCGATGTCGTGGACGTGGTCTTTGCCGCGGGCTCGACCTTCCGGACCCGCATCACCCGTCTCGATGTCGGGGCCGATTTCTCGCTCGCGATGAAAGGGGTTTCGGAGACTGCCGCCACCTACGTCTCCAACGTGGCTGCCGATGGCGGCTCCGGTAAGCCCGTCCAAATCGTCGGCAGTCAGGCCGCGACGCGGCTGATCCTGCCGGACGTTCCGCTATTGCGCGACACCGATGACACCGGCGGGTCGGGGTCGCGGGTCTACTACCTCATGGGCGGCTTTGGAGGCCCGGGCTGGCCCGGCGCCTCTCTCTACCGGAGCGCCGACGGCACGGCGTGGGCGCAGGTCGGGCGATCCTTGAGCGAGGCGGCCTGGGGCGCCACGGCGAATGCCCTTGGCACGCCGACATCCCCGTTCGCGACCGATGAGACGAATAGCCTGACGGTGTTCATGACTACCGGCGGCGAACGGCTGGAGAGCGTCACGCAGGACTCGATGCTCAGCGGCGCCAACGCGGCCCTCGTCCTCAAGGCCAACGGCGAGCCCGAGATCATCCAGTTCCGCGACGTGGCGCTGAACCCGGACGGCTCATACACCCTTTCCGGGCTTTTGCGCGGCAGACGTGGCACCGACGTCTTCGTGGACGGGCACGAGGCTGGCGAGTTGTTCGTCCTGCTCGACCCCGACGACGTGGAGACCATGGTCACCTCGCTCGGCGATCTCGATCTTCCCCGGTCCTGGAGGGCGGTCGGCTTCGGCACGATCTTCGAGGATGCGGAAACGTTGGTCGCCGGCCATACCGGCCGGGACCTCAAGCCCTACGCGCCTTGGAACGTGCAGGCGGCTCTGACCGGCAGTCCAGCCAACATCAGTCTCTCCTGGGTCCGGCGGACGCGGATCGGCGGCGAGCTGAAGGACGGCACCGGCCTCGTGCCGCTCGGCGAGACCTCCGAGGCCTACGAGGTCGACATCCTCTCCGCCCCTGGCGGCGCGGTGAAGCGGACGCTCACCGCGACGAGCCCGAACGTCGTCTACGCCAATGCCGACATCCTCGCCGACTTCGGTGCGGTCCCGTCGTCCCTGACCGTCGCAGTCTTCCAGATCAGCGCCGTCGCGGGCCGCGGCTTCCCGCGCACTGTCACATTGGAGATCAACTGATGCCCAGCCCCAATCTGGCCGTGACCCATGTCGCGGCCGCCCAGAACCAGAAAGAGGTCACGATCAACGACGCGGTCGATGCCCTCGACAACGCCATGAATCAGGCACTGCAGGTGGCGATGGCCGACGCCAACCTGACGCTGACTGGCACCCAAGCCAACCGTAACGGTCTGATCATCCTCACCGGCACGCTGACGGCCTCCCGGACCCTGACGCTGCCCCCCAATCACCGGCGGCTCGCAATCCGAAACGCCACCAATGGCGGCCAGGACGTCCGCGCCAAATATGCGGGCTCCGGCGCAGAGGTCATCATCGTTCCGGGTGCCACGGTGTTGGTTCAGGGCAATGGCGGCGATCTCTACGGGGTCGGCGGTGGCGCTGGCGCGCTGGGGGATCTCACCGACGTCTCCATCGCCGGCGCCGCCAATGGCGACGTCCTCCAGTTCGATGGAGCCGCGTGGGGCGCCACAGGCGTCGGCGTCTTCAACCGGGTTCTGCTGCCATTCCGTGGTGCGCTCCTGCGACGCTCAACCAATTTCAGCGTCGCGACGACCGGCGTCTACGTCGCCGTGCCATGGCAAAGCGCCGAGTACGACAGCGACGCATTTTGGGATGCCGGACAGCCCTCCCGCCTGACCATTCCCGCCGGGGTGACGAAGGTCCGGATCGTCGGCAACATCGAGTGGCAGACCTCGCCGACCAGTCAGCTGGTAGAGGTGCGCAAGAACGGCAACAGCGTGCTGGGCGGGGGGTCCTTTATCGTGCGCGGCGACAGCGGCTACTCCAACCAGATGCGCAACCTGTCGAGCGCCGTCCTGCCGGTGTCGGCGGGCGACTGGTTCGAACTGGCCGTCTATGTCGGCACGGCCGGCGAGCTGCGTGGCCTCGAGCGCACGTGGCTTGCGATCGAGGTCGTCGAGACCGCGGATGCGGCCGATCCCCCGGCCGACATCAGCGGCTACAAGGCCGGGCAGCCGGCAGCGGACGAGGTGATCGCGCGGGTGCCGGTGGCGCGACGCACCCGGCTGAAGATCGATCTTGCCGGCAGCCATGCCAGCGCCGAGGCCGCGGCAACCGCGAGTGCGGATTTCGACATCCGGGTCGATGGCGTGAGCAGCGCCACCATGCGCTTCGCCGCCGCTGCTACGAGCGCCACCTTCATCGCAGCCAGCGAAGCCGTGCTGGAGCCCGGCCAGGTGCTCAGCGTGGTCGCACCATCAACGCCCGACGCCACCCTCGCCGGGATTGGGTTCACGCTGGCCGGCTCGCTGGTCCTCTGATCACTCCCGGATTGCGTCATGGACAAGGAACCAGAAAGCGGGTCGCTGATCGCGCTGCCGGCCGCCGAGTTTGAAGCCCTGCTGGAGCGCGCGGCCGAGACGGGTGCGCGGCGCGCCCTGCATGAGGTCGGTCTCGATGGTCAGGAT